TCAAGTAGTTCCAGATAGGCACTGGTTCGAGATTGTGAAACGATTTAATCAGGGACAGACCATAGATTTCACGCTGTTTTGCACATTCGGTTGAGCAAAATTACTCAATGCTTTGAGTAAAAACTATCGGTGCAACCGCACCAATTCAATCATATATTCAAGGCTGAATTTGACAAGATATGTCAATTCTCCGCAGACAATAATTGTCAATGGCTTTTTTAAGGTGCTGCGGTTATCCATCATCATTGCGTCAATTTTATAAAAACACACGGGAAATGTAGGCTCTTTGTAAAGGTCAGTTTCAGCAGGTGCAATCCCCATTTCATAGAGTGCATCTTCCATTTCATCCCCTGCGATGACTTCAAGGCAAATAGGCGTGTGAAACATTAGTACACCCTCCCCTCTATGATGCGGTAGTTTTCAACGTGAAAGTTGCGGTTGGGTAGCACGGTCACGATTGCACCCCCATGATTTTGTTTAATGTAGCCGTAGGGGTTGTATTCGGGAGTCAGGGTACAATGACATCCGGTAGAAAAGCAAACAATCTCATCACCTTTGAGATTATTTTCGTGGTGTGAACTGGTCTGGTGATGGTGGCCGATAAGCAGGGAACTTTTTGCCCTCATGAATGCACCCCTTGCCGGATTCACGGGAGCCATAATTGATTTCTGAAATTCGTGGCCGTGCAGGATGTCAAGTTTCCCGGCTTTTATTCTTTCCCTGAACACCACTTTTATGTCATATTTTTTAAGATGCAGTTGTTCTTCCAAAGTTATGCCATCCAAATCTTCAATGGCACGGGCATTGGATAGCAAATAGTGTCGCATCCTTTCTTCGTGATTGCCGAACTTATACCAAATGGGCATGTCTGCAAAATGCTCACGTAGTAATTCAAAAAAGTTGCGTGTCATTATCAATTCCTCACGAATGCTGGGCCGTTTTGTGTCTTGGAGAAATCTGCTCACCATGTACATATCAATGATGTCACCGTTCAGGACAATGCCTGTGATACCTTTTTCTTTGCCGTATTCCAAAGATGCTTGGATTGCTGTCGGGTCATGCTCCGGGAAGTGGATATCCGACATGACAAGGTATTTGCCTGATGGCAGCACCACATCTTTTCGAACTGGAAGCTTTGTGTAAAGGCCAAATTTCTTTAAGCCTTCTTCAATAGTAGATTTTCCGGGCATATTTTCGCTGTGTTTTTTTGAATGTCCTGTTGTGGCTGAACCAGTACAAGCCCTTATGAGTGTTCGTACTGCATCAGGGCTATTCCAAACACCGGGATTTTGTTCGTAAATTAACTTGGCGAGGGTTTGTTTTGGCAACATTAGCTGCCCTTCGAACATATGCTGTTGCATTATGCTCTTGACGATTTCAATTTTAGTCATCTATCTATAAAAGTAGTTAACCCCTGCGGTTGCTAACATCCACCAAAAAGTCAATGAATGCAAGAACTACAGGGGCAATATACAACAGCAATCCGAGTGCTAACATAAAGTGCGGTATATTTCACTATTCATATACATTATGTCACTTTTGACATTGTTTAAATGATATAGTGCATTTTATAGCACATTAACCTGTCAGGGATTTGCCTTCAATTTCATCAACCCAAACCCTGATTTTAAACCAATCATCAACGCTGGGCAAGTCATCAGGCATTTGGCTGTAATCGTATGGCTGTGCTTCAATGACTTCTTCTTCGCAAGGTGGTAGCCATCTCTCTATTGACTTCGGAATTTCACGTCTAATCAGCATGGCTAATCTCCTTTAATGCTATGGTGTCACTTCCTGCCACATACACAGCAGGTTCAATTATATCCCCGTCATCCGTAATGGGAGTGATGCCCTTTTCAATGGACTGATAAGCCCACTTTGCAGCGTGTTCAATGGCGGCCATTTTGTTTTTCTCAACAACCCATTCATTCAAATGGTCAAACTTCCATCGGCCTGCACCTGAACGGCATTGAATTTCAAAACCCATGTGGTTGAACGTCTTGCCGTACATCTGTGCTTCGTTAATGGCCTGTGATTGTATCTGTTCTTTGGCGGCTTTGATTTGCTTTTCCAACCGGGTGAGGTGGCAGAACGCATCCAAAGCGGATGCGTTGCCTTCCTCAACATCAAACATCAATTTAACTACATCCATCATGGCTTCAATATTATTACTTCCTTGAAGTTACCGAGATTAACCCACTCAACCAGCTTGGTCAGTTTGTCTTGGGCCCAATCAGGGATATACTTTTCATTGCACTCAATGAATACTTTTGGGTAGTCATACAGGCAGCGACCCAAACCAAACTGCACCGCAGCCCTTTTCATCGCATCGGATATTCCGCCCTTTTCAGGTTCGATATTGGTCTTGGATGCACCATCTTCGCGGTAGACAAATTGACCATCTACGTTGACGGTCAAGCGGCAAATAAAGCCATTGCCTATCTCCCGAAATTCGGATGTCCAATTTGTCGACCCAAAGGCAGCGTCAAAGCGTTGCATCACGCATCTGTTGTTAATGTACGGCACGACAATCATTTTGCCAGTGCTGGTGACTGATTGCACCCGCCATTCGATTTCGTTTGGCTGAATTGGTGCGGTTAAAATGTCATTCATTGTCTTGATTATTTTTGATTTGTGTTAAAATTCTGATTATAGGTTCAAGGGTTTCAACTGGCAAAGCAATCAACTTACGATTGTCAAAGCCAAACTGCTGGAAGATATACACGGTATTGCTGTCATCTTCCCAATCAATCTGAAAAAGTACGTCATCGTGTTCAAATTCGGCAGTGTATTCGCCTGCTGTGGTTTGCTTAAATGTGATTTCCATAATGCAAATATAGTATAAAATTTTATATTACAAAACTTTTTCTGCAATTTTTTTTATCAGGTCATCCGAAATCGGCTCTGCGTTAAATCCTTTCTTCCGATATTTTTTCAGCGTCTTTTCAACTTCTTCATCAGGAACTGGCTCAAATGATAGCATCTCACCTTTCCAGTAAACAATGGTTTTATATCCCCGTGTTTCAGTTGACATTCACAATCTCAAAGGCTGTGTCAATTACCTGCTGCTCTTTTTTGCTTTTGTACTTGCTGGGGTTATTCAATGCCTTTATCACGGTGGCATAACTTGCCACACCTTTACAGGCATCCACAACCTGCATTTTCATTCCTTTACGGGCGTGTGCAATAAAGTGTTTGCGTTTATCTTCGTGTGTCATTTCGTTGCGATTTTTAGTAAAATTAGGTAGCCGATAAGGTCATTCAAAGTATCCTCGTCAGGTGCTTCCATCCCGGTTGTTTTAATCCTGCTCAATTTGTCATCAATGCGGACAAGCAACTGCTCGGTGGTGGATGCCTTGCTGAATATCCGTGTTGGCTCAAGGGCTGAATTGCCGTACTTATTATTTTTTAGAATAAGCATCTCACATATTTCATCACAAGCACGTTCAAATTTATCTCTCATTAGAATGGCAGGTCATTTGTTGCACTTACTTTCGGCTCGGATGTTACATTTTTGTAACTTACATTTTTAGCGCCCCCCACATACGTTGCAGGTTTCTTCGCTTCCCGTTCTTCTTTGGTTTGCGACAGGGCAATGTAATGGGTTTCGCCAAACTTTCCTTCGGTTTTTCTTTCAGCACATACGAGCTTGATGTACTTCTTTCCGTTCTTGGCTGTGGTGATTGCCTCGCTGGGGAGGTCACTTAAACATATATCGAGTATTAACATGGTGCAAATATAGTAAATTAAACTTAAAAAAACTATTCTTCAATGTTACGAATTTCTAAATGTTCAAATTTCTGCACCGCAATAGCCCTGTCTAATTCATACTTTAACAGATTGTTGGATTGCTTTAATAGATTTGATTGTGCTTTTGCTTCTTCTACTGAAATAGCTTTTGATTTCAACATCATCATCATGTTGAATGCGTGTTTGAGCAATTCTTTTGAATTTACTTTTTTTGTAGTTTCCATTTTATTTTATGTATTGATTGATTTTTTGTATTATGTGGTCAATACTCTTGCAATATTCGGTTTCGTTTTCATTGTAAACCTTATTTGCAATGTATAGTTTTTGTAATTGTGGAAGCAACCAGTCATATTGATTTTTTGTAATCATGTTTTTTGCTTCGGTATAATTTTTATCAATATCATCCTGATTGCAGAGCCAGTCCAAATAATCTACTTGTGTAGTTATTGCATATTCTTTACCGCATAAATCAGAATAAATATAATTGACTTGCTGAATGTTTTTTCTCAAAGATTGATTTCTTATGCGAAAATCTTGCAATGTATCTTTTAGGTTTGAACTTCTTACAATTTCGTAGTAATCAAAAATTTGACTGTCATCAATAACTTTTTGTATCAAAATTTTCTTGAAATCATATTCATCATAAGCACCCATGCAAGAATGATAAGTGATTAGGACAAATTTTGTCCCAACAAAAAACAAAAACCTTTCGGGATTGATTTCGCAAAACTTATCCCAACCTTTTGCTTTTATTTCTTTGCCACACGGACAAATTATTGAATGCTGGTCAAAATAAAACTCTTTCATATCTGTTCTGAAAACTCCTCAAACTTATTTCTCACGCTTTCAAGGTTTTTAGCAAACCTTCTATCATACATCATCAGGTTATCAACCACCTTACATGAATGGATAATTGTTGAATGGTCACGGCCACCGCATATTTGACCGATTTTGTGCAACGAAAGTGTCATTTTATTGCGGCATAACCATTGGAATATCTGACGCATTTCCACGATTTCACGCTTACGGGTTTCAATGGTAATATATTCAGGCTGATAATGTGTGAATACAGATTTAATTGCCATGTGTGCGGCTTTTATGTAGTATTCATCCTTGTTGAATGTGTCCATTTTAAGCATCCTTTCAAGTTCGTTGATGCGTATTGACTGGTGGTAGATTACTTCTTTCAATCGTTCAATTTCGCTGCGTCTAAATGTTGTCCTGCTGTTGTGCTGTGGTGCTTTTAGTTTTATTCTCATGTTCTATTATTTAATTTTTGATAACCATTGTTCATATACTTGTTTTGCTATTTGTGCAGTCATTACAGGAGGTACTGACATACCAATTAAATAATGTGGCTTTAGTTTGCCAAAATTATAATCTAAAGGATAAGTACCTATTTTACAAACTTCATTGATACTTGTGTATTTTGGTACATCAAATAATACTAAACTATCTTCGTGGCTTGTTATTGTTTTACTTACTTGATTTGAGTATATAAAATTTTGACTGAAATACTTTTCCTTACCAAAATCTCTAAAATAAGCCGCTCTCATATCCGCATCGCCTATTTTCCTTCTTTCCCAAACTTTTTTCATATTATCGGATAATTCTCTACCTTGTTCATCTTTTATAGTAACAAAATTTATTTCTTCCTCATCAAAAAATAAGTCCAATTTCGGCACAACTGTAAACATATCCTCCTGATATAAAAAAGGAGTTGCCAAATCCTTACGCATCGCAATAAAAAATACTCGTTCCCTGCGTTGTGGTACTCCCATTTTAGACGCATCTAATAACCAATGTTGCACATAATATCCAGCTAAATCAAATTCCGTATAAATTTGTCTTACATAGCTTTTTGCATCACCTAAAAGCAAACCTTTTACATTTTCTGCAATCACTACTTTTGGTTGTAGTTTTTTAGCCAAATCAATAAAGTCAAAAAACAATGTATCTAAAACTTGTTCAGCTTGTCCTTCCCTAAATACTTTTTTTTTGCCCCAATCTTTCTCTCTATTCCCTGCCATTGAAAAGCTACTGCAAGGTGGTGAACCATCCAAAATATCTAAATTGTAAAGCTCATCAGGTAAATCAGTTCTTAATTTAAATGTCTGTATTGGCTCTAAATAAGCGTATTTTGGATTATGATTAGCTTTGTATGCTTCAATCATTTTAGGGTCAATCTCGTTGCATCCCAATACATCAAACCCAGCTAACTTATATCCCATTGTTGAACCACCACCACACGCAAAACAACTAAATACCTTACCTTTATCTTTACTAAATACAGAATCTTTTAATGTCCATTGATAATTAAAATTATGTTTCATGGTGCAAATATAGTTATTTATATTTAATTAAAAAATATATTCAACAGTTTTACCCATAAAATTACATTGCAGCGTTCCGGTCATCCCGTTCCGGCACTTGCTGATAATCAGTTCAGCGTCTTCAAGTTCAGGTGGGTTGCCGCCATTCTTCTGTGCTTCATAATAATCAGGGCGGTAAGGAAATAACACGGTGTCCGCATCCTGTTCTATCGCACCAGACTCACGAAGGTTTGCCAATTTTGGGCGGCTGTTGCCTTCCTCCGTTCCCCTGTTTAACTGCGACAATGGCATCACGGTGCATCCACATTCCTTGGCTATCAGTTTGCATTGCCGGGATATGTTGGCAATTTCCTGCTCACGATTTTTACCCCCGGTGCTTTTAACCAACTGCATATAGTCAATGATAACCAGCGTGGGTTTTACTTTCATTGTCTTAATTCGGGTTTTGATTTGGGCTATGTCAAGCATTGTGCTGTCTTCGATTTGAAATTTAATGTCCATTTTTAGCAGTTCATCTGCAATCCGTTCCAGTTCAAATTCATTTACATCAGCATTTCGTATTTTCAAATTATCTACCCTTCCAAGTGATGAAAGAATGCGGTCTGCAAGTTGTTCCTTTGACATCTCCATACTGAACATAACAACCCTTCCACCCAGCTTTGCATGGGCAATACCAATGCTGACTGCAAAAGCTGTCTTACCCATTCCCGGCCGACCAGCCACCACTACATTTTCACCGGGAACAAAACCACCAATGTACTTATCCAATTTGGTAAACCCGGTTGGCAGACCAATGGTTTTGATTTCGGACTTGCTACGTTTTTCCAAGTTGTCGAAGCGGTCACCGAGTAGAGTAATCAGGTCAACAGCTTGTCCGTTTTCGTTCATCTGTATTTCATCAATGCTTTTCTGCACTTCTGCTATGCTTTCCATTATGTCGCTGCCTTTGGTCAGGTCATTGACAATTTTTGTCAAGTCAATGGTCAATGTTTTACGGATATATTCCTGATGCAACATTGCAACCAACCGGGTAATACCTTCGCCTGTGTAGTAATTGTTTAACCCTGCGATGTCCATTGCCATATCACGGTGCTTCATTACTACTGCCACGTTGTCAATATGCTCATTGTTCAGGTACATTGCCTGAATGGTCAAACATAGGGTGCGGTATTTTTGTTCAGTAAACCATTCGCTTCTTACGGTTGCGGTAAGGTCAAGTTGCTTACCTTGCAACCACGTTCCGAGAATTTGTTGCTCTATCATGTTAAAAAGTTTTCTTTTGGTGTGCGGTAAACTTCTGCTGTGATTTTCTTTATGTCAGCAGATAGCCAATTTTTTGCGGTAAGGTATAGTGACCTTTTGTTTGCAATGCCTTTCCAATTTTCTGCCCTGTCCAGAATGTCATCAATTTTGTCAATGGTATAGCCATCAGCAATTAGCTTGTCAACTTCTGCCCGTGTGATTTCCAAATGCAAAATTTGCCTATATATTTCTACATTCTTTTCATTCTTATCATTCTTATCATTCTTTACATTCTTGTTTGTTGTCACTTGTTTGTCACTTGTTTGTCGTTTAATTGTCGTTTGAGTGACGTTTTGTTTGTCACTTTCATCGTCAGCAATTTGGTAACATTCATATTTACAGACACTTACAAGGGTAAATTTGTTTGTCGTTTTTATTTCAATTTCGCCTGTGTTTTGAAACTTTTTTAGCAATGTTCTAACTGAACGCTGTGAAATGCCCGTGGCTATTGACAAATGACCTATTGAAGTAATGAGCTGACCACGTTTTACTTCGTGACCTTGCCACATTTTGTCAGCGTGGTTTGCCTTCAAAAGAATATAAATGAATAAATGCACGGCTTCCGAGTTGCCAAACCATTGCCATTCTATAAACTTCCTGTGTATCTTAATCCAGCCGTTACTCATCGTCAAGTTTTTTGATTCTGACTTCACATTCTGCCAAAAATTCTATGGCAGCAGATTTTTCAAGTTCAATGACAAAACTTTGGTTCTTATTTTTATCATAAAATATCAAAGCAAAAAACTTGTTATCACCTGAACGTGCTGGTGTAAGTTCTTTCAATGGGTCTGTTTTGTCAATAAATACGGTTCTTTTAGGCATGGTTATTTTGTTTAAGGGTTAGTTTTTTGCATTGCTGATAATAGATTATTTGCATATCATGTTTAATACAAAGGTAATTACATTGTAATAACGTGATTAAACCATTGATACGCCTGTAATCTTCATACTCTTTCCGCAGTTCAAGTTCTGCGATTTTCTCGTCGCAATATGCGACTGGTAGTGGTTCGGGTTTGTAGATGTTCATAAAAAAAACACCCACACTTTCAAGATGTGAACCCGGCCGGAAGTTAGCCGCATCTTTACTTGCGTGGGTGTTAATTGTAATCGTGTTCATTCTTCCTTATTTCGGCAGGGGGTTCAGTCCTGTTGTTCCGATATGCAATTATAAAACAAATATTTTAAATTTCCAAATTTATTTTTTAATCGTTGCAGTATTCTTGGCGGTCATGATATTCCCTATCTGAAATATCCATTGCTTCGTTGCGTTCCAATTCAATTTGCTGGGTGATGTACCACGACCATCCCTTTTCCCATTCTTTAAATTCATCTGTGTTGTTCCAGTAAGGGTTTTCATCGTTTGTTCCCCAGTAGTTGAATTGCTGACAGGCTTCATAACCCAGCTCGAAAGGTGTTTTTGTGTTTTCCATACCGCAAATATAATATAGTTTTCTATACTTGCAATACTTTTTGTTAAATTATTTTTATAAAAGTTATCCACAATTTCACAGAATAGATTATTTGCGAATAAAATTTGTAGCGTGAAGAAGCACACGAAAATATATATGCAGCATTTCGGATATGATACAAGCTCATTCATTCCTTGCGAAGTGTGTGGTGCTGCTGCTGTGGACATTCATCACATTGAAGCTCGTGGAATGGGTGGAAGCAAACACGCTGATACCATTGACAACTTGATGGCATTGTGCAGACGTGACCATGCCCGGTATGGCGACAACAAACAATTCAAAGAGTGGCTAAAAAAAGTCCATGCAATCCGACTTGGAAAACCGCACCAAGATACTGATTGAATTAGCCAATAGTAAATGGCTTCCAGACTTCTGCAACAAAATTGGCGGTCACGTTGCTGCCGACCTACAACAACACCTTCTACTTATCTGTTGCGAAATGGATGCTGACCGCCTAATCCAACTGCATGAAAATAATGGCCTTGTCTACTATTTAGTAAGGGTGGGGTGCAATGCGGTAAACGGAAACCGATATACCAAGTTCTACCGGGATTTTTTACGCACAACCGAAACACTGCCAGAAAACTACGATGAGGAAGCCGAAGACTACGATGAAACCCACATCCGCAGAAAACAAGAAGCTGTGGAAAGCATCAATTTCAAAGAGGTGGCAAACCATTTCAACCGCAGCGAATGGTACGTGGTAAAGTTGTGGCAGCTGTGGGAAGATAAACAGAGCATGGCAATGATTGCCCGTGACACCAAAATAAACTACCGGGAAATAAGCCAAATCATAAACGCAATCAAAACACAAATAAAAGAAAAATACAATGAATATGATGACTGACATTATGGGAGTGGCAGCCTTATGCGTTCTGCTTTCCCGTTACTTTTTCCCGCCAATTATTTCGGGCATTTTTAAACTTGACAGCAGATTTCGACCAACGATTAAGCCATTTGAATGTGGGTTTTGCCTATCTTGGTGGACTGGTTTGGTTTGGTTTGTTGCCGAATACGGAATATATGGTATTATTTATGGTGCTTTGTGTGCTATCTTTGGGGCATTAATTGACAGATACCTATGAGCATAGTTGAATTAGCCATGATAGGCAGCATTATTTCTGTTAGCGTGAGCCTGTTTGTTTATTTCATAATCAAAAAACTATGACATCTGAACAGCGCAGCCTTTGCCTTGACTTGAAGTCGCATATTGAGAGGATAAATAAGACCGGCACTTACTCGCTGGAAGCTGGGTACTATGCCAAACTTAACGAAGTTCACAGGCAGTTATATGGACAACCGTTCCCAGCGTGTAGGTCATGTATGTTTGACGCTTTGAAAAAGTTATACAGGGAAGCACTCAATGGTTAGTATAATTCATGGCGGTAACGCAGGGGATTTGATTTACTCACTCCCAGCGATGAGAGCAGCATCCCGGTTGCACGATAGCAAGGTGCATTTATATTTGCAGGTGGATGTACCAGCGCAGTATGGTTTCAACCATCCAATGGGCAAAGTTCAGATGAATTTGAAGATGGGGCAAATGCTTGTTCCATTGTTGATGTCAACTGACTTTATCGGAAAATGCACAATCACGGATGAAGCGGTGCAGACCGATTACAATTTCAACCTATTCCGCAAGTTTCACAATTACACAGGCCACATCTCCCAATGGTATTTTCATATTTATCCGGAATTGACTTGCAACCTTTCCGAGCCGATTCCGTTTGATATTACCCCAATAGGCAATCACCAAATCATCCTGAACCGAACTGCCCGTTATCACAACCCTACTTTTGATTACAGCATCATTCGCAGATATCAGGACAAGATAAAATTTGTTGGTTTGCCTGACGAATACCGGGTAATTTCTGCCAAACTGCCAGATATTGAACATTTGAAAGTAAATGACTTTGCGGAGTTATGCGGAATTATCAAAGGCTGTGAGTTATTTGTCGGCAATCAATCAATGGCCTATGCAATAGCAGAAGTAATGAAGCATCCGAGAGTTGTTGAAATATGCCCGACTGCCCACAATGTCATCCCAACAGGTGACAATGGCTATGGTGCATGGACAATTATGAACCTGACACAAATAATAAAACAGAAATATGGCTGAAACAGCAAAGGCACACCAACGCAGACTCGCATCAGGGTTTTATGACACCTACATCAAAGGACAAGGCATTGACATCGGGTGCGGTAGGATTGACACATTTGATGGAGTTGATACCATTTCATTGACCGATTGCATCCACCATGACAAAGATGACTGCGATGCCACCACGATGGAGATATACGCAGACAACACATTTGACTATGTGTACGCATCCCACGTATTAGAACACTTGGATGACCCAATCACGGCAATTCAAAACTGGTATCGCATTTGCAAACACGGTGGTCACATCATCATGAGCATTCCGCATCGTGATTTGTATGAACGTAAAAAGACACTACCAAGCCGATGGAATTTAGACCACCGATATTTCTACTTGCCATACTCATGTGAGCCACCACATACTTTTTCAGTTGAAGGCATACTACTTGCAACAGGCATTCAGGAGTATTGGGATATTGAGATAATCGACACGGCAACAAACAAGGACAAACCCGAAGAACATAGCAACGGGGAATTTTCAATCGAAGTAATAATCAAAAAAAATGCAGTGGGTAAGGTTAAGCGAAATTCATCCAAACGCAAATAACCCTCGGACAATCAATGCGGATAAGTTTGCCAAGTTGAAGCGGTCGCTTATTGAATTTCCCGAAATGTTGACTGCCCGACCACTTGTTTGCGTTACTTCCGAATTTGGGGGTTACACAATCCTTGGCGGTAACATGAGATACAAGGCACTTTGCGACATCGGTGCGGCAGAAGTTCCAATCATATTAGCAGATGAGTGGACAATCAAACAACGTGATGAGTTTCTAATCAAAGACAACATATCTTTCGGTGAGTGGAACTGGGATGAATTAGCAAACGAATGGGATGCAGAGGAGTTAATCTCATGGGGTATTGACCTACCCGAAATCAAGGATGAACCCGAAGAAAAAGAAATGTGTCCAACTTGCGGAAAATAGTGAACAAATAGTGAGAAAATGGCAAACGAACAAAACTTAACACCATTCAAAAAAGGCGAGGTTGCCAACCCCAACGGCAGACCCAAAAAGTACGTCACTCTACTGAAAGAGCAGGGGTACAAACTTGCAGAAATAAACGACACTATTCAGGCAATGTTGTCAATGGACTTGGATGAACTGAAAGAAGTATGGCAGAACCCCAAGGCAACGATATTGGAAAAGACGATTGCCAACGCCATGCGGAAGTCACTTGAAAAGGGCAGCCTTTATTCCATTGAAACCTTGCTATCCCGTGTGTACGGCAAACCAAAGGAAACGGCAGATGTAAACCAGACAGTATCAGGCGAAATCAAAATAACTTTAAATCTCGATGGGCAATAAACAGACAGCAGTAGAGTGGCTAATTCAAAGAATTTATATGAGTGATTTTGAAATATATAATTTCATGAAAGAAAATGGAGATTTTGAACAGGCCAAAGAAATGGAAAAGCAACAGATAATGGATGCGGTAAACGCCACCATATTTGATGATGACATTGACGCATACGAATATTTTACAGAAACCTACGAATGAAACACTACGCACAGCGACTGCGATTAAGCAGGACAAAAACAAAACGTGATATTAAATTACGCACGGCATACCTCAAATTACATTCAGCCGAAATCAGGGCAATCTTTGACCGCATAAAATACCTATTACTACAATGAAAGTACTTGCACTATGGGAAGGCATGGGTGGAGTTGAATATCACCGCCTGTACACACCCCTGAAACGATTGCAAATTGATTACCCTGATGACATCACCGTCAGCATATCACAAAACTTTGAACGCAATGGAATACCACATTTATCTAACTACGACCTTGTCATTTTCAACAGGTGGCTGGGTGCAGACCACTACGAAATCCTGCACTACTTGGCAAAGAACGGCATCAAATACATCGTGGACATTGATGACTACTGGCTACTTCCAAAACACCACCCGACTTACAAATACTTTCGGGAGCATAAATTAAAGCAGCAGATAATTGACGGCATCCGCTATGCCGATGGTGTGACCACCACAACTGATTACCTTGCTCAAAAGATAGCGAAGTACAACCGTAATGTTCAGGTGCTGCCAAATGCACTTGACCTGACTGATGACCAGTGGTTGGCCACACCGCAGGAAAGGGAGTATTTTACCTTTGGCTGGGTGGGTGGACTTACTCACAGCAATGACATCATGATACTATCGGAAGCCATTGAACGCATCTGCAATGAGCATGATAATGTCCGCTTCGTTTTGTGTGGTTGGATGGCCAATAATTACATTTGGGATAGCATCCTGTATAAGTTTAACGGAAACAACCCGGTGCTTCGGCCACAAGTATTAGTCAGCCATGCACAGCAACCAAACGAATATGGGAACTTCTACCGCTTATTTGACTGCGCACTTGCACCATTGGAGCAAAACGAATGGAACAGCTGCAAAAGTGAACTGAAAATCATTGAAGCGGCTGCGTATGGATTGCCCGTGATTGCATCAGGTGTTGAACCCTACCTGCAACACCTGAACAATGCAGGGGTAAAGTTCTGTTTGAACACACCTGATGATTGGTATAAGGCAATGAAGCAAGCAATGGAGAGCCAACCCGAAGCAAACAAAATCAGGGGCGAAGCAAATAAAACTTACTGCAACCAATACCATAACCTTGAAGCCATAAACAAAGACCGATTGGAATTTTATCAATGCACATTAGCTACACCCGGCCATTCGTAACGGATTACCAAAGGGCGATACTTGACAGCCCTGATAGGTACACCGTGACCGCTGCTGCCACCAAAGTGGGCAAGACAGCAAGTCACATCATTTGGCTGTTTGAACAAGCGTTGAAGTTAAAAGAAAACCAATCTGTTTGGTGGGTTGCACCCGTGTACCAACAAGCGGAGATAGCATTCAGGCGTATGCGTAACCAAGTGACCGTGCGTGACTTTTTTAAGGTCAATGAAAGCAAGTTGCGTTTAACCCTACCAACCGGTGGGATAATTGAATTTAAGTCCGCTGACAAGCCCGACAACCTGTATGGTGATGATGTCTATGCTGCGGTATTTGATGAGTTCACACGGGCGAGGGAAGATGCGTGGTTTGCCCTGCGTTCTACCCTGACCAAGACCGAAGGCAAAGCAAAGCTAATCGGTAACGTAAAAGGCAAAAAGAACTGGGGTTACAAGTTGAGTGAACGGGCAAGGATGGGAGAGCCGAACTACGGGTTTTTTAAGATTACCGCTTATGACGCAGTCAACGCTGGTGTCCTGAAATTTGAGGAAGTTGAACAGGCAAAACGTGACCTGCCGCAGCATATATTTTCCGAGCTGTATCTTGCCGAGCCAACCGAGGATGGCAGCAACCCATTTGGATTGAGCTACATTTCGCAGTGCATTGCACCGATTTCCACCGCACCTGTGGAATGGTACGGGATTGACCTTGCAAAGTACAGCGACTACACTGTGATAATTGGCCTTGACTCCGAATATCGTGTCTGTCATTTTGAGAGATTTCAAAAGGACTGGGCGCAAACTGAACAGCACATCATTCGGATTGTAGGCAACACCCCTGCGGCAATAGATAGCACGGGAGTAGGTGACCCGATTGTTGAGAAGATACAACGGCATTGCCCACGTTCTGTTGGAGTGAAGTTCACATCCGTATCAAAACAACAGATGATGGAACAATTAACAGCTGACGTTCATGCTGGGTTGATTAAATTCCCCGAAGGCATAATTGCAGATGAAATGCGGAACTTTGAATTTGAACACACCGCAACCGGGTTGCGGTATTCTGCACCATCAGGGTTACACGATGACGCAGTTTGTGCGTTGGCACTTGCCCGTTATTGTTCACAAAAAAACAAAAAAGGAGTATTTGTAATAATATGAAATTACCAAAGAATTGGAATGAAATCAGCATAGCGCAGTTCCAAGAATTGCAGTTGCTAACCGAACCAAGTTTTGACAATCAGCTCAAAACTTTGTCCATTTTATCAGGAAAAAAACTGGACATAATTGAAGAGATGCGAATAGTGGACATCACGGCAGCACTATCGAAACTTGCATTCATGGCAGAATTACCCACCGCAAAAAATGTAGGTAGCTTCCGCATCGGCAACACGCTGTATAAATTCGCAGCCAATCAGCACCATTTACAAGCGCATCAATTTATCATGGTGCAGGACTTGTTTGCCGAAAAAGACAAGTGGGTGCAGAACCTTCACACGATTATGGCGGCCCTGTGCGTTCCTTACCGGATATTCCCACCAAAACGCAAAGAACTCAAGACAGATGACTTTGAAAAGATTGCTGCCCAGTTTAGGGAACGGATGCCGATTTCGTTTGCATACGCCTACACGCTTTTTTTTTCTCTATGCTTGCCGGAATTACTCGAAGTTACCCAAGTATTTTTAGAGCAGGAAGTGGCGAAGTTGAAGAAGATAGCCGAAGAAAAGACCGACCAGCCATCAGTTGGTTGAAAACGGTTGACAACATTGCAGGGGGTGACCGCACCAAGTGGGATTTCTTTTTAAATATGCCATTGGTTGAGTTCCTGAACGCGGTCAGTTTCCAAACCGAAAAAGACAGGGCAAGGACTGAACGTCTGAACACGGCAGCGCAGTCGGCAAAGTCTGCCAAAGATAGCACGGTTTACAAAATTGCATTGATGCAAGAAATGTTGTAACTTTGAATTTCCGTTGGTGTAAGCAGGAATGAATACTGCCTTTGAGTAGCATCTCACTTGGTGAGGACATGGGTGCAAATCCCATACGGAGTAGTTGCCCTGACCATACGCAGGGCATTCTACTTTTATAAGTGTGAACATTACCAAAGCGCAACTGGATGCAATCAATAAAGGGTTGCTCGATAAGTTCGGAATTGCCGACAGCCCGATGCCAAATTCATTACTTGCTGACCTTGTTTTGGGTGTGGCTCAAAGATTGGTGGATGCGTTACGTCAGGACATCACAG